GCCGTCAGGTTGTCCCAGTCATAGGAAGTGGCATACCCCTCGCGGATAATCGACCTGCCGAGGAATTGCCCACCCTCGCTCCTGTTGGGCATGATGTCGGTCTGGCGAGACAGCGTTCCCGGGGAATGGCCGCCATACAGGCCACGCTGCATCTCAAGCACCCGGCCTAGGTAGACGACCCCAACAGTGGCCACCGCATCATAGACGCGGATGACCCAGTATCGCGCCGTCACCGGAGGGAAAAGCATCATGATTGCCCGGTCATCGGCCGGCTGCACCGTCTCAAGCGTCGTCCAGGTAGCATTGTCATCGCTGTATTCAATAGCGAAAGTCGCCCCAGACGATCCCAGGGTGTGGCTGGCGATACCGATATAGTCGATCTCCACAGGCGCGCCCGCATCCCAACCAGCCCACGCCGGAACCGATGCCGGGCGCCAGCGTTCGTAGGTCATCGGGTTGGCCAGCGCTGCCCCGGGGAAACCTGCTGTCTCGCTGCTCACCGTCAAAATTGCGTCGCGGGTAATGGTATGCCAACCAATGCGGGCATTACAGAGCGGGTATCCCCGGCCGTCCGCGTGATCCCCCTGTTCTACCAGGCTCGGGCTAACAACGATTACGCTCATGCCACCCTCAGACGGGCGCCATCGCCCACTTCTTCATTTATCCGGTCAATAAGCTCTCGGACGGTCTTCTGGTCGAACCGGTCGCCCTGGAGGTTGATTGTGACCACGCTTTGCGGAGGCGCCGCCGTTGCGGCCGGAGAGGACGGGGCAGACGAGTTGCCGCCAATCGAACCACTCGCTCCGCCCTGCAAGCTTCCGCTGCTCCCACCGCCAAGAGCCCCCGCCGCCTGGACGAGACCGGTTGCCGCAATAAGCCCTACCTTCGCGGCCCCTAGGCCTTCAATGGCGGCAGCCACCGGAGGCCCGGCAATCGGTCCTAGCTCAGCCAAGGCACGCATGGCGGCAGCCTGCGTCCAGATGATAGTTTCGGCGATGGCCAGGCCCTTGCTAAGGGCGATAGCAGCAATCGCCGCCGCTTTCGATTTGCCGGCGAACTGGTCCAGCAGTGCCACACCTTGGCGGACGACATCCCCGCGCATCTGAAGCTCAGTCTGCGCCCACTTCTGGATATTCCGGTTCCGCTCCTCTTCACCCTTGGCGACGATGGCGGTCAAATCCTCTTGATGTTTCTGCTCCAGCTCAAGCGCCAGGGCCTTGCGCTCCTCATCGGTCACGAGGCCTTCGTTGTAGAGCTCCTGCAAAATGTCTTGGCGATCCAGATAAGCCTTAACCTCAAGCTCAGTCTCCGAAGCTACGTGCTCGCGCAGTAGCTCCAGCTTGTCCTGCAATTGCCGGATGTAGTTCTCGCGCTCCTTCTCCGCCGCCTCGTTATCCTGGGCGGTTGGAAGGCCCCCGCCGCCGCTACTGCCGAACACGGTCAGCGGCGGCATATTGACCGGCCCGTTAAAGGCGTTCTGCCACGCCTCTTCAAACCGGTTGCCCTTGTAGTTCCACAAATCCGCCCACTTGGCGTTGGCTTCCTCAAGTGTCCGGTTTCTTTCGTTGAGGACTTTCTCCAGTTCCTTGCGGCGCTTTTCTGCTTCGTCCGGATTGATCCAATCCGAGATGCCCGACTTGTCCTCGGCGAAGCTCCCCAGCAACGACTGAATGTCGGCCGCCACCACCTTGAAGCTGCTGTGAACAGCCCCGATGGTTCGGCCAATCCCGACAAGCGCGTCAGCAAGCCGCGCTATGCCAATGCCAATGGTGTAGATCCAGTCCTGGAGTTCCGTGCTGGTTCCGAGATCAACCGCTGCGCCCGCGACATCATCAATGGCGCTCTCGCTCTTGCGTACTTCGACAACAAAATTCAGAAACCTACCGGCGATTTGCGTCAGCGCAGGCGCCAGAGACGCCGCCAACTGGTTCTTGAGCCCGTCAATGGTTCCCCCAATTGACGCCATGGCTTGGTCGAACTGGAGCAGATTCTCACGCTGAACATCGCTCAACACGACGCCAAGGGCTTCCGCTTGCTCCGCGAGCCTACGGAATTCCTCCCCTCCATTGGCCAGGAGCGGGATGAGCTTCGTTGAATCCGAAGCCATCTGCTCCATGTAGAACGTCAGGTCTTCCTGCGCGGCGCCAGCCTTGACCAGGGAGTCGTAATAAAGCTGTAGCGCCTGAGGGCCGGACAGGTTGCGGAATGCCTCGGCCGTGAGGTTCACCTTCGGGGCGATCTGCTCGAAAAAATCAGCCATCGGGCCGCCGCCCGTGGATCGGAAATCACCAATCCGGTCGTTCACGTCCTTAAGGATGTCGGAAAGCTTCTCCTGCTCAATCCCGACCGTCTTGGCAGCGAACGCCAGCCCCTGGAAGTCCTTGGCGGAAGTGTTGGCGACTTGAGCCAGCGACGTTATCTCGCGCGCGCTACGGGCCGCCGACGACACCATGGCGGTCATAGCCACGCCGGCCGCAGCTACCCCAGCGGCGACCGCCGCCATGGTAGTGACTGCGGCCCGAGCTACCGGCGCCAGCCCAGATAGCGATCCCTTCGCCCGAGCGATGCCTTGCTCTAGCCCGCTGGTGTCCGCGCCAATGCGGACGTACAACGAGCTAAGCTGGCTTCCTGTTGCCATTGTTCATCATCCGTTCTAGTCGCTCAACGTCGGCCTGTTTAAGGCTTCCCGCGTAATCCATATTCGGGTCCTTTGGCCGCTTCAGGTGATATATCCGCCACCACTCCTGCGGGGTCATCTGCCAGAAGTCCCCCAGCGATATGCCCCAGGACACCGCGAAGTCGAAGAAGAGGCCCCAGTCTAAGTTCGGCGCTTCCGTGCCGATTTCGGGGCCGGGTCGTTTCCCCCGGCCTGCACCTTCTGGGCGGGGAAGGCAGCCAGAACAATCGCAGAAGCGATTGCTTGGGTCTGTTCTTGACCCCCGTGCATGATCTCTTGATAGACCTCTTCTTCGGTCACCGCCACCCCTGCGTGCTGCAGGAACAGCGCCACAGCCGTAGCTAGGTGCGTAAGGCGCGGGTGGCCAGTGGCGAGGCTATGAGCGAGCGCCGACAGGGACACCCGCTGTTCCACCGTGTTCAGCAGGCGCATCGTCGGGGTGATCCGGTACTCACGGCCACCCCACCCCAGCACGACATCTTGAAAGATCGCGCTCATTAGATCGAAGCCTCCGGCGTGAACACCCAGGCGCCGGAGGACTGGACCGTCGCCGAGAAAGTCACAGCGTCTTGATACTCAGCGCCAACCTCGAAGTTGCCCAGGAAAAAGTCGCCTGTAATGGTCCCAAGGCCGGGGATCACGAGCGCGTACTGCTCCAGGAAATTGTTGGATGCCGGGTCAAACGCGATCAACGCCCAGTCGTCTTGGCGCATGATGCCTTCGACAGACATATCGATCGAGCGAGTGGCAGGAGTATTCAGCAGCGTGCGGAACGCGCCGTCGCAGTCCTGCGTAATGTCGATGGGTTCGCCAGCGATAGTAATGGTTTTGGTACGCGCGCAGATTCGAGGGCCAGAATCATCGGTCCCCACGTAAAAGGCGACGTCGCGACCAGCAATAGCATTCAAGTCAGCCATGGTGAAAAACTCCGTTAAGAGTAGGTGGTAAGGAGACGGAACCGGATAACGCCGTGGCGCGTTAGCCCGTCAGGGTCAAGTAATGTGTTCTGATACTCGGCGTCCAACAGGACGGTGTGCGCTCCCGCCACCACCAGGGGGTAGCGGTTCAGCGCGTCGTAGATTAGCTGCAGGATCTCCTTAGCTTCCTTCCGACCTTCGTAGCGGGACCACACATGCAGCGTCAGATCGGTGTCCGCTCCCAGGTTGACATCGTCGTCGTAGGCAGTGCTGTCATCCTCACCAATCGCGACATAAGGAAACTCAGTGTCCTGCGGCACGGCGTCATAGATGCGGCCGCCAACGCGCCCAGCCAACGGCGCGTAACCGCTCAGCCGGGCGAATATCGCCTCTTGGATACGCCATTGGTTCATTTCCGCATCCTCTTGCCCTTACGGCCTACCTTCACGCCAGCCTCTTTGGCAATTTCCTTCAGTCGCTTGAACCATACGAACCGGCGCCGCTTTAGGGCTGGAGCCAGAAACGGACGGGCTGGCATATTCTGCGTACCGAATTCCAGCCAGGGCGCGTAGAACAAGTCAGTCCCCACGTCCGCATAGAATCCGTTGTTGACCACCTTCAAGCTTTTCAGCAGATCGCCACTGTCTGTATTCGGGGCGTCCCCAGGTTTGGACACATAGCGGTCGCCAACCTTCTCACCGCGAGACTTGCGGTTGATCGAGCGCTGCGCCAACTCCAGCACCTCTCCTGCCGTTTTGTCTACCGCCCACTTGAGCTGGTCGTCCATGTCCTTGCCATACTGGTTCAGCGCGTCGAGGGTGGCTTGCATGCCAACAAGCCCCGCCTGGCGGGGGCCGCGTCTCGTTGCCATCAGGTAGCCACCCCTTCCTCGACCTGGATCTCCATCCTATCGTTCAGCTCGTTGACGTTGACAACCGCCCGGATCTGATAGGCGTTGCCCTTGTACAGAATCCGATGCTTGGGCGTGATGTCGTTCCGGTACCGGACTTCCAGCCGGTGGACCACCCCGGACTGCAATTGCATGGCCTGCAGACGCTCGTACATGCTCTGGTGCTTCCAGTGCGCCCAAACGGAAAAGACCGTCTGCCAGGTCTTGACGAATCCGCCGCCGCCGTCAGGCGTGGTGATTTCCTCCTGAATCGCAATTCTGGAGTTCATGGGGCCCGCTCG